TTTCTTATAGAATGAAATAGATAATCGTATTGCAACTTTTTATCTAAAAAATGTCTCCTATTCATTTCGTTAGCATAAAGAATTGTGTCTATATGCGCCGAAAGGGATTTATTCACCATAAATCCCGAATAAACCTTTTCGTCTTCTTCATTTGTCAATTGGTATTCTTTACTTTCAAGAATTGAAGGAATTATTTCTTTGAATAGATCTTTATTTTGCATTTTATTTTCTCATTATATATAAATAAATAAATAAATGTAGGTCGCGATATAACCAGTATCCACCTACTCTAAATCTTAAACTTTAACATAGGAGACTCAGCATGAGTATTTATATTCCATCTTCTAAGTTCATAAGAAATAAAAATCTCAGATGAACTCGCATTCCATCATAACTTCTACCATAAACGCAAGAAGGTTAATTTCTTGATCGCTACAAAAACCGGATTGATATTGATATTTCGCAATAACCAAAACCATTTGGGGGATGGATTGAGGCTTTAGAAAATCATACATACCATCATATATTTTTCTATAGATTGAAACTGGATCGTTATGTACGTTATTGACTACCCATTCTCTAACTTTACCGAAATCCTTTTCTTTAAGACTTTTAATTAGGTCTTTTAGTTGAATTTCTCCGACTTGAGATAATATCCCCGCGTCGATTTGTCCATTTACGGAATATCTTTGTAGTTCGTTTAATACCCTTCTGTTATCAGGATACCATTTTGTGATAAAAGAAGCAACAGATTCTTTATCGTATGCAACATTTTCGTTATCTAAAATTTCACAAACACGTTTAAAGAATTGTGTAATTAACTTTTTCTTTTCTGTTTTATTGATTACAAAATTAACAACAGCACATCTTGAGTGGATGGGTTGGATAATCTTATTTGCGTAATTACAAGTTAAAATAAAAGTACAATTCTTAGAAAAAGTCTCTAAAAAATTTCTAAATGCAGATTGAAAGTTATTTGTTGCAGCATCAAACTCGTCTAAGATTACTACCTTACGCCCACCAGAAAGAGAAACTGAAGAAGCGTAATTGGATATCTTATTTCTAAGAGTGTCAATACCATTTTCATCAGAAGCGTTAATGAACAAATAATCACAACCAACTTCATTGCACAACGCTTTTGCTACTGTAGTTTTACCCGTCCCAGCACCCCCAACCAACAATAGGTTGGGGATTTCTTTACGATCCACATAAGTTTGGAAAGTTTTCTTAATACCATCAGGAAGAATACAATCGTCAATGTTAGTTGGGCGATACTTTTCTACAAACAAAAACTGTTCGTTACTCATCATATAAATTTCACTCTCAAAAAAGATTAAACCAAATCTTCTACTTTCTTCACAATACCTTCGTATAACGCTTCAAATTCTTCTTGTTCTGCGATAACTTCGCTGTAATTTCTCTTATGATACGTTGTTGCCATTTTGCGGATCAACTTCTTTGGAATCTTCAATTCTTCATAAAGATGATTAATCAATTCCTTCATAGTATCTCTTTGTGCTTCTTGCATCGTCATCACGTCGCTCATTTCGCGCAAACCTTTCTTTAAAGTATCTAATTCGGATTCAGTAAATGTCCCAAAAGCAGAAACAATAGTTGTACTCATAATATAATACCCTCGAATTAATTGTAAGAAGAAGAAGTTTCCAAAGTTACAAAATATACCAAACCCTTATTAGGATCGTTAAATTTCGCAATACCCTTTGATGAAATTTCTACGTTGTAGTTTCCAGGCATCATTTTAAGGTTTTCAGTCTTAAAAATCAGCTTAAAACTTTTGCCGCCAGAATCAACGCCATTAAGTTCTAAGTTTTGTGTTGATGCAGAATCGTCGTTTGCATCAAAAGTAAGCAAACTCACTACAGTTCCATCGCTAACCACAGCGACATGAGGGGAACCAAGGACGTTAGCAGAACGAAGAATCCAATTAAAATCCTCTTCCGAAAACGAAAACTCAACGTCCACCGAAGGCAAGTTGGGTCTTTTGTCTGGAGCTACAACAATCATAGAAGGATCAGTAAAGCGATACTTGACCTTAGAACGACCACCAACACCCTTTACAACAACATGTTTATCATCAAATTCTAATTCCGCTCCATCTTTGAAAAGAGAAATAACCGAAAGAAAGTTATTCAAATCGTAAATTCCAAAATCTTGAGGAATGGTTTCTGATATTTGAGCATCAGCTAGAATATTTTTCTGCGGGGATACCGTAGAAAGTATACTTCCTTGTTTAAAGAAAATACCAGTATTGATAGACGAAAAGTTCTTCAATACAGTTAAAGTTTCATTAGATAATTTCATTTTTTACCTCTATACATAATTTAAATTTCAACGACCAACGCTTTTGTAAGCACTTGTAGATACTACTGACGAAATTTCTGTTTCTTCCTCCCACATTTCTATTCTTCTGTTTAAAGAAACAATTGCTTCTTTAACATCTTTTTGGAGATCTTTATGACCTCGATTTCCAGCAACCAACAATTTCTTTACAGCATGCTGAATTGCTGGATCGACGACTTCAAAAAGTTCCAAAACCCTATAAACGTCAATATATTCGTATGGAACTTTTTTATAATAATGATTGTATTCTTTATCCATTATACCACTAATATCAAATAAAGTAAATTACAATTCGCCCAAATTTTGAGCAATGGCTGGGAGATTGCCAGTGAAGATGTAACTTCCAACATGAGACAAACTCATCCAAGGACATAACCAAACTTCAATACCAATTTTCCGACATTGCTGACAGAAATAATAATCTTCGGACAAATATCTCTTAGTATCTTCGTCGATATGACAATCGAAAAATGCAGTAATTTCTCTAGAACCATCAAAATTTGCTTGACCCACATGATCCGGACGATACTTTTGCTGCGGATAAGCGTCTTCAAATTTCTTTAAAGCTTCTCTAGAAATCATCATAAAGCCTGTTCCAGTTTCTAAAACCGATAAAGGTTCTGTAATAGAAAATTTATTAGTACCTTTTGCTGGATTAAATACCATTGAACCCGTCAACTTAGAATATTCTTCTACAGGAAGGTTTGGATTCTTTTTAATCGCTTTGTGTAGTTGACCCCATTCAATACTCTTTTTTGGATACGGACCACCAATAATTTCCTTATCTAAAGCAAGCATTGCTACAATATCTTGAGGGTTAAACGCAACATCAGCATCGATGAACATGAGGTGCGTACAATCAGAACGATTATAAAATTCGTCTGTTAGATAATTTCTTGCCCTTTGAATAAGGGATTCATTAAATAGAAAACTGAATTTGACTTCTACCCCATAATTACCCATTAACGCTTGCAAATCGAGCATAGATTTTGCTGTCATACCACAACACATACCGCCATACATTGGCATAGCAACGAACAATTTCTTTTTTGATAATTCTTCTCTAGAAATTTTAATTTCCATAATTTACCTCATTATTATTAAATTTTTTCACCAACCAAAAACCCACGCAACCTTACAAACCTAGGAAACCTTAAAGAATAAGTTCCTTCTTGATTTTGAGTTATTGCATCACATTTAATTTCTGCAATTTTGCCGATGATTTGAGTTTTATTGCTCCAATATTGGATTCTTTCTTCGTCTGTCAACCCAGACCCAACATTCACAAATATCTCTTTATTTCCGTCAAACCCTCTACAGATTAATGCTCCCAACATTCCTTCATATTTATCTTTCCCTTCTTCCAACCCTATAACTTCTAAGTCTACTGTCATTACAGGTTTAAGTTTTAACCAAGCGGTAGACCTCTTACATTCATACGGAGCTTGGGGGTCTTTGATCATTATACCCTCATAACCTTCTTCAATCGCCTTCCTATTGATTTCTTCAAAATGGGTCTTTCCAATTTCTGTATCTAAGTCTACAATTTCATATTGTAATACCTTTACGTTAGAAAGTAAAGTTCTGTTAGTATCATACCATTTATGTAAATTTTCCGTTCTGTATATTTGTTTCTCCAAACGAACGCCAAATATAAAATCAGATAACGGGATCATATCGAAAATATAAAGATTGGCGTCAGAAGTATTTACGTTTTCTTTTCTATAGAATTGCGTCATCAAATCTTGAAAAGAAGAAGACATAATTTCTCCATCAAAAACCATAGGTTCACTAACAGTTTTTGCAACCAAAGAAAATTGATCTTTTATCAAATTAAAATTTAATATTTCTTTTCCGTTCCTTGAAAATTGTTGTACCCTTCCGTCAGGATAGACTAGAGTTAATACTCTAGAACCGTCCAATTTACATTCTATGATTTTTTTACCGAAAAGTTTTGAATCGTGCTGTTTTGAATCAAACGCTAGTTGACAAGAAAATACAGGAACTTTATACTTTTCGACCTTAACCTTTTTCGCACAATTATTGATAGTGGTTTCCGAAACGCCACATTTCAAATCTTTCAACAAGATCCTACGATACCAATTATTCCAAGTATGATGAGAAGTTTTATTACAAATCTCTAATAAAAGATCTTTTGCAGCATTTCCAGTAATTTCTCTTTTAATTAGTTTTTCTATATAAAGTTCAAATTCTGAAAACTTTATATGATCTACATCTACCTCTGATTCATCTTTATATGGAATAGTTTTTTCATTTACTCCAAATGTGATTAACCTATCGCAAGCGTATTTAACGCCGTTAAAAAATTCAACGTTATCAGCAGCCATTTCTCTAATAATAACAGACTCTTTAAATAATCTGCTATTGTCAGATTCCAATTCAATAATAATATCTGCAGGGGTTTTCAATTAAAATCTCCTAGACCCAACTAACTCTTTCGCAAAACTTTTGATTTTCTTTTCTCTACCCCTTTTCGCCATCTTTAGCGCAAGAGGTTTTGCGACCATATCAAAAGTTACACCGTTTAAATGATCCAATTCATGCAAGACTACCCTTGCAGAAATGCCGTCCAATTTCAAATTTACATAATCTCCAACCTCATTTTGGAATTTAACAACCAAACTCTTAGGTCTGGTTATACTCAAAAACAAAAAGGGAAATGACAAACAACCCTCTTCCAAATGAACCTTTTCTTCAGAAACTTCAACCAGTTCTGGGTTATACATTGCGAAATAATTATCACCAGCCCCCATAACTAATACCCTATGGGGTAAACCGCATTGAGGTGCTGCTAGACCGAATGCCCTATTAACCTTTAAAGTTTCAATAAGACGACCAGTCAATTCTTTCGTATCAATCCCAGAAGAAAAATCAAACTTCGGAGTTTTTTGTTTTAAAACGGGGTTGTCTTCAGCAACCAACTCAAACCTCTCGTAAACGATCTTTTCTGCTGTTGGCAACGAAGTGTTTATTGTAATCATTTCGCTCATAGAGTATTTTACCTCATTTCTTGCATTCTAGTAAAGTTTTTCTTTTTTTCAAATTTTAACGTTCTATCGAACTTGTCTCCTAATTGATCTCCCCTATGAGAAATAACAACTATATTTGTATTATTATCCAAAGAATCTATTAGATCAAAAAATTGATCTGCCCCTTCCAAATCCAAAGAACCATCTAATATTTCATCCATGATTAAAAGATTGGTATTAACAGAATTTTTCATTTTGGCTATTTGGCGAAAAGAAAATAATATTGAAAGATCTATTCTTAGTTTTTCTCCTTCAGAAAAGTTCTCATATTTAAATTCGTCCCTATATCTACTTTTGATAACCTCTTCAAAATTTTCATTAATGTTAAAATTAACAAAAAAGTTGAGTTTTGATAGATAAGTGTTTATCAGTTTATTCATTATAGGAAGGTATTGTTTAATGATCCTAGTCTTAATACCTCCATCTTTAAGCAAAACCGAAGAAAAATCGTAGTATCTTTTAGTTTCTGTTAATTCTTCTTTAACAACCTCATATTTAGATAGTTCTCCAAACAAAGAATTTAACCTTTCATTATTTTCTTCGAAATTATCAAAAGTTTCTGAAATTTGATTTATTTGTACTAATTCTTTTTTGATGTAATTTTGAATGGCTATAATAGAAGCATTTATCCTAACAATTTCAGATTGATGCTCTTGTATATGGTTATTAATATTTTTAATTTCCAATAACCTTTGTTCTAACGAAACGACATCAGAAGAAAGTTTCTCCAAACCAGTATTAAATTCTTCAAGCTTAATTCTATTACCAGTTAGTTGTTTTTCTTTATGTTCTTGATCTATTGATTGTTTACAAGTCGGGCAACTATCGTTAATTTCATAAAATTCAGAATCTTTCTTCAACTTCTTTAAATTTGTTTCTATTTTAGATTCTATAGAAATCAATTTATTTCTTTTAGTTTCCACGGAAGTTTTGTCTTTGATTTTATTCTCAAGAACTGATATATGTTTCTGAATAAGTTCTATATCTTTTTGAGATTTTTCTATTTGTATGTTCGATTTATCTATCTCTTCTAATTTTTGTTTTATTTGCTCTTTTGTTTTATCTTTATGTTCTTGTATATTCTGTTTCTGTAAATCTATTTTTTCTTTTGTTAGGTCAATATTATAGTTTTGTGTCGCTAGGTCTTCTTTCAACTTTGAAGCTTTGTCCTTTAGGAGAACGTTCATAGTAGAGAAAATCTGAATATCCAACAATTCTTCAATAATCGCCCTACGATCAGAAGCAGACATACTCATAAACGGAGTATATCTAGCGGAACCCAATATTACAACATTAATAAAGGATTTGTAATTAGTTTTCAAAATATACTTTTCAAGGTATTCTTGATAGTCTTTTGTTTTGGCATCTTGGTTTATCAGAACACCATTTTGGTATATTTCAAAAATTCCAGGTTTTATACCACGGACAACTTTATAATTCCTACTTCCTATAGAAAATTCTAATTCTACCAACAGACCGGATTTATTAATACTGTTTACAATATTGGGTTTATTAGTCTTACGAAAAGGTTTTCCGTAGAGAGCAAATACAATAGAATCGAGCATACAAGAACTCTTGGACGCTCCATTCTTACCAATAACTAAAGTCTTTTTGTGTGTGTCCAAGTTTATCTCTACTGGGCTATTACCAACAGAGAAAAAGTTGCGCATTGTTACTTTTTTAAAAATTATCATATTGTATCTAGGGATAACGCTTCATTATATAGAGAACTTAGAATACCTTTAAGTTTGTTGGATTCTAAATCTTTTGTTTTAATATTGTCAACAAACTTCGCCAATATCGTCATAGTGTCTTCGGTTTCATCAATATCGTTTAATTCTTCATTCAATACCTCTGAAATTTCTTCTATTATAACTAAATCTATGGGGTTGATTTTATATAAGCTATCTACATATAAATCAAACAAGTATGGGTTTTCTTTATTTTTTACTACAACCTTAATATAAGAATTAGTATATCTTTCTAATTCAAAATTCTCTATATTAGATTTAATTTCTTCTTCTTTCAATAAATCGTCATAATACAATTTATTAAACATTTTATAAGGATTTTGGATGAATTCTAATTCTCTAGAATTTAAATCAAAAATATGGAACCCTTTGGGGTCAGAATCATCGTGCCAAGTTAATTCATATGGAGTGCCGACATAATATATATTTCCTCTATTAGACCTATGATGGTAATGCCCAGTCATTACAAATTCAAATTTATCAAACAGTTCCGGAGACATACCATCATCGCAAAGAATACCTTTATGCATAGCAAAATCTCTGAGTTCTAAATGTCCAAAACAAATATCAGACTTACTATCTCTAATTACATTAAAACATTCGTCGTAATTATCTTTACATATCCAAGGAATAATAGTTATTGGAACGTCGTTTAGTTCTATTTGTTTAGGTTTGTCTACAATAGTAACGTTTCCGTATTCTTTAATGAGAAGGTTTTGAGAATTTACCTCTATATTATCGCGATAAAATGAATCGTGATTACCAACTAAGGTTATTAACCTAATGTCTAATTCTTCAAATTTATCAAAGAAATATTTTTTACATTCTGACAACCCCTGCAAATGTGCGTTTTTTCTATTGTCGAAAAGGTCTCCGCTTTGTATTACCGTTTTAATATTATTGTTAATTAAATATGGAAAAAATACGTTTTCGTAAAACCGTTCAAAATAATTATTAAAAGATTTAGACCCATTACGAACCAGAAAATGGGTATCTCCAAGAATTGCTATTTTCATACATTATTGTGCCATTATTTGTTCTATTTGATTAAAGTCAATAGTTTCATATTGCATAAGCATTTCTGCCATAATTTCAACTTTTGACCAATGTTTCTTCAAAATCCTTTCAGCAGACTTATAATTCTTATTGATAATCGCTTGGATCTCTTTTTGGACTAATGTTGTAATTTCTTCCATCCCTTGTTTGAACTGAGGACCACCACCAAAACCATTACCTTCATCAACAAATTTAATAGGAGGAAGCTTTTTACTCATACCCCATTCGGTAATCATCTTTGTTGCTATAGCCGTCGCTCTCTCAATATCGTTAGAAGCGCCAGTAGTAATAGATTCATAACCTGCATATAACTCTTCTGCTATCCTACCGCCATATAAAGAAGAGATTTGACTTTCTAATTTAGTTTTAGACATAGAAACAGAATCTCTTTCTGGTAAAAACATAGTAATACCTAACGCTCTTCCTCTAGGCACAATAGAAACTTTATATATTGGGTCGTGTTCTTTACAGTAGTATCCTACCACTGCATGCCCAGCTTCATGATATGCGGTCATTCGTTTTTCTTCATCAGACATCGCAAAAGTTTTCCTCTCTACCCCCATTAATACTTTATCTTTTGCCCGTTCAAAATGTTGTGATGATACCTCTTCTGCACCATCCCTAGAAGCGAAAATTGTTGCTTCGTTAACTAAATTAGCCAATTCTGCCCCAGAAAACCCAGAAGTTCCTCTAGCAATATGTTCTAGATTAACATTTCCGTTTAATGGTATATTCTTTGTGTGTACGTCAAGAATTTGTTTTCTTCCGTTAAGGTCTGGTAAACTAACAGAAATTTGACGATCAAACCTTCCGGGTCTTAATAAGGCTTTGTCTAAAATGTCTGGTCTATTAGTAGCGGCAATAACTATAATTCTTGAATTGGTACCAAATCCATCCATTTCTACCAATAAAGCGTTAAGCGTTTGATCTCTTTCGTCGTTGGAAACCATTCCAGCACTTCTAGACTTACCAACAGCATCAATTTCATCTATGAACAGAATAGCTGAGGTATTTTTCTTTAGTTCTGCGAACATGTCTCTAACCCTAGAAGAACCAACACCAACAAACATTTCTACAAAATCAGAACCAGAACAATAATAAAAAGGAACACCAGCTTCGTGAGCAACAGCTTTTGAAAGTAAGGTTTTTCCGGTTCCTGGATCTCCAGTTAATAGAACTCCTTTAGGAACCTTTCCGCCAAGTTTATTGAACTTTTCAGGGTTTTGTAAGAAATCAATAATTTCTTTTAATTCCTCTTTTGCTTCATCACAACCAGCAACATCAGAAAAAGATACAGAATTATTTTCGTCTTTTTCTAGAAGTTTTGCTTTAGAGTTACCAATAGAACCTAATCTACCGCCAGATTGCTTACGAGCAATCCAAATCCAAACAGCAATTAACAATAATACCGGAAGAAGACTAAAAAATAAATCAACAAAAAAACTCCTCTTAGGAGGGTCAAGAACTAAAACGTCTACATTATGCGCCAACAAATCGTTAATCAATTGTTGATCTTGATCGGGAGCATTTACGGTAAACTCTTCTCCAGTTTTTGTAAGTACATGGATATTATTTCCTTGCATTCTTACTTTAAAGATTCCGTCGTGTTTAACGATATTAATAAATCTAGTATAAGAAGTAACGTATTCTTCTTTTTCTTTAGGGGATGTAAGGTAATTGTATATTGTCACGGTAGACAATGCTACAGTGAATATAATTAACACTTTCAATAAGGTTTGTTTATTCATTAGTTTCTCCAAGAGATTGTTCTATAATCTCGTCCATGAAAAGTTCTACACCTTTCGTTTTTTCGCTTAGGGGTTTCTTTTTAAATTCTGTTTCTTCGTATTTTTCTATAAAGTCATACATATTTTCGTATACTTCTAATTGTTTGATTTCTCCATTACCCAATTCCAATAATTCTCCTTCGTCTAAAGCTCCAAACGATTCAGTAACTTTATACTTTATATATTGTTGCTTTTTTTCTTTGGCGATTCTCCGAACAAACGCATACCAAGAAATTTGAGTGAAATATGCAAAAGGATTTTTAGACTTATCAGGATCAAAATTCTCAAAATACATAAGCATGTTTTCTATTGCATCAGAAACCATTTCTTCTTTGAATGTATACGCATAAAAGTTTGGACGTTTTGCCAAATTTTCTGCAATTTTGAGAAAACATTCTCCAATGTAATTAGGAATTTTAGGTTTAGAAGAACCGGAAGCTTTCGCTAAATCGCAAGACTTCTTATAAGAAATAAGAGCGTCTAAGAAATCCACGTTGTTGATGTAGTTGTTTTTTACTGGTTTGGTCATATAATCCTCCGTTAATTCAATTTATAGTAGAATTATATAAGTAAACACTCAAAAAATAAAGCTTTACTTTTTAAAAAAATAAAAATAAGATAAGTATGTACCCCGGTTGATCTATAGATATCTAAATATTAGTGTATCTTCTTAGTGTTCTTGGCATCTATTCCTTCTAAGATATCTTCTACGCTTAGATTAGCATTTACATCCAATCCATTCAAGAAATTAAAATATAGTTCTTTCATTTCTTCTTTCGGTTCCATAACAGCTAGAATTGAGCTAGGATGGATTTCTACTTCATTTTTTACTATTAAACTTGAAGGCAACCAAAATTTCATAATAAGTTCGTCTGCATTTTCTTTTGTATAAGTTATATATACAGAAACTGGATGTATCAATTTTAATGTACCTTTTCCCTTCTCATAAAAAGAAATGATATCGTCCCCTTCTTTTAATCTAAAAATTTTAATAAAACTCATATATTTACTCTGCTTCAAATGGTACTGTAATTATTTTATATTCAAAATGTTCTTGGTTGTAAGTCTTTACTCTTTCTAAGAAATGACCCAGAGTAAAATTTTGGTGTTTTCCTACCGAAAGGTCATCTACAATATCGTATAAAGTTGCGGCATTCTTTGATTCGTGGAGCCTTAATACCCTACCGATTGATTGCAGATTTCTTATCCTAGATTTTCCAGAAATGGCGAAAATTATATTATGAAGGTTTTTAATAGAAACGCCTGTACTCATTGTTCCGCTTGAAGCCACTATGATGGCATTACTTTCGTGTTCCATAATATTTCTTATTTTTTCCCTTTCTTCACCTTCAACGCCTCCGTGTATAAAGTATATATTTCTACCTTTTGCAAGTTTTGAGTTTTTTAAAAGTTCGTATATAACTTTTCCGTGAGTTTCTACATAATTAAAAAGAATAATAGTATTTTTTTCCATTGATAAAGCTAGGTTTTTAATAAATATATTCCTTTTATTATTAGAAACTAAAAATTTTATTTCTTCTTGGTATTTGAACTTTTTAATCGCTTTTGAGATTTCTTTATCGTATTTCAATATTAGACATTTAATCTTTAGTTCAGAAACCTGTTTTCGGTCCATTAATTCTTTTGTAGTTATAACTTTAGTAATTGGTCCAAATAAACCTATCAAAGTTTTTTCGTTGACTTTTAGATTATCTAATGTTCCTGTTAACCCTATACGATATTCGGCATTGGTGCATTTTTCTAAAATCCCAGTTAGTGAAGTAGCTTTTGCCGTATGAACTTCGTCGTTTAAAACAAAATCGAACTGTTCAAAAAATTCTTCATCTTTAATATCATAAATGGATTGCCACGTACTCAAAGTGATAGGAGAAGTAATTACTTTACTTTGTCCTTGATATATTTTTTGAGAATTTTTAGACATTTTCCAATCTATTAATGCCGAATAATCTTCAAAATCTGAATATAACTGATGAACAAGAGAAATATTTGGAACCAATATTAAACCCCTTTTGCCGGATTCAATAAGGTATTTACAAATCAGGTATATAATTAAAGATTTTCCAGAAGAAGTAGGGGATAATAACAATATACGTTTGTTGTTTATAGCGTCAACAAACCCTTTAATTTGGTAGTCTCTTGGGTCAATTAATTCCTTTTTAGAACTGAGATTTAAATTCTTAATGAAAGATTTAATTTCTTCAACATCTACCTTTTCTTTATTAAAGACATTATCTAATATTGTATATGTATAATTCCTACTTTTGCAAAAATTTATTATTTCTGGTAATAACCCGCAATAAATTTCTCCTTTGTTTTTTGAAGTAAACCTAAAAATTCTGATAATCCCGTCCCAGAGTTTCGCTTTAACTTTTGGGTGGAATTTATATCCTTCTGCGTAAAAAGCAAAAGCGTCTTGAATTTCTTGTAATGTGGATTGTTCCCCTGATAATATTAGGAAACTTTCGTTTTTCTTTTCGATAATTAAATCGTTCATAATGACTAACTTCCGCTTAGGAATTTGTTATAATCTACTACCGTTTTTAATTGCCAAGTACGGTTTTTTAGTTCGTTTAGGATTTGTTCGCAAGTGCTTACTACTTGATCGTGGTAGGATTTTTTATATAATAGTTTGTTTAACCTTTCGTCTGAATTGATATACCTTTCAACGCCGCTTTTCATTAATTTTAAATCAAATTGTTCCCAACCTAATTCGTCTAAAGTTTCTTTATCTAAATTACCGTTATAATACTCTGTAAGCAGGTTTTTTAGTTTATCGTAATCTATTTTCGCTTTAATTGAAGCAAGTTTGTGGTCGTTCAAATGTCTAATATATTTTGCGTGCAATTTGGGGATACCCACAATTTCTGAGCTTAACCTTGCTTCGTCAATATTGCAATCTTTGGTCCACTCTTCTAAAATATTTTCAAGTTTTAACATAATATATAAAATACCTCAAATTATCGTTCAATATTGAATAAATGATATTTAAATGATGCTACAGCAGTAATCACTAAATCTGCGCTTTGCGTAGTGCTGAATTTTACAGGGGAAAGAGATATGGGAAATAAATTCATAAATTTCACTTTCAATCTAGGGTTATTTAGTGCAGATAAAATCGTTAAAGAAGCGTCGGAATATTGGGGTTTTTCTTTGTGGAGAGAAATTAAAGATTCTCTATTCATAGTTCTATATTCTTCGAAAGAACAAGGAAAAGTATATCCCCTAATCCAATCGTGAACAATTTGCCAAGACCACATTTCTTCATCAACAACGAATTCCATATCAAAACTTCCAAATTGGATTTTGTCTCCAGGAATAGGAAAATCTGAAAATGGTGTCGGGTGTATTACTGGTTGAGTACCCAACCCCGGTATGTTGACTTC